CTTTGTATCATAACCTTGTCCATCAACACCAGATGTAAACGTAGCGTCTATTTGCACTGCTCCATCAATATCCACGGCATCTAGGTTTGATGTTCCGTCTATATCCATATTACCGGATATGTCCAGTTCCGTGGCGATTACCTTATCATTAAATGTTGCCGCACCTGCTTCACTTCCATCCAATGTAAGCATTGTAATGTCAGAAGTGGCATCTGTTCCTTTAAATATAATATCAGTATTATTTGCTGCTGCATCTATTGTAATATTACCAGAAGAGGTAGAAATAGTAACTGCACCATCACCTGTACTAACATCATCTGCTGCCACACTTCCACTTGTATAAGTATTAAGTTGAGAGGCAGTAATATATTTTGTTGTACCATCATCATCAACAAGAATTTTATCTGCATCGGCTAGAGTAATACCAGTACCATCTGAAGCACCGTCTATTTGAATTGCTGCACCAGATACTTTATCTGCTGTAGAAATAGTTGCTAGCTTGGAATCAGCAATTGCAGCACTTGCATTTACATCCGCATTAACAATAACTCCTGAAGCTATGCTAAATACTCCAGCATTCGTTAATCCAACATCACCGCTTGGAACTACAGGATTATAATTTGTTCCATCAGCAACCATAATAGCAGTATCTGTATTAGTACCCATTGTCAGGTCATCACCAGAGATTGTTAAATCACCTGCTAATGTTGCGTTAGCTCCACTAAATGTTAAAGCTGTAGTTGTTCCAGATTTAATAATTAAGTTACCAGAGGTATTTGTTGCACTACCAAAAGTAGTACCACCATCTACAAAGAATATATCCCCACCATCTGCATCAAGTTTAATATCACCCGGTGCGTCTAAAGTTATATCTGTAGCTCCGTTAGGAACAAAATCTAAAACTGTAGTACCGCCATCTTTTAAAGTTATATTAGCACCATCTGCATCTAATATAATATCTGCTGCTGCATCTACTGTTAAATTATTTGCAGAAATTGTTAAATCTGTACCATCACCTTCTATCTTTTCACTTGCTCCACCAAATTGAATACCAACATTATTAGGAATTACAACATCTGCAACGGCTGTTAAATTAATATTATTACCCGCTATAGTTAAATCAGTTCCATCACCTTCTATCTTTTCACCATCATCACCAAATGTCATACCAATATTTGCAGGTATGTTTATATCAGCACCAGAAGTTAAATATAAATCCGTTCCGTCACCATAAATATATTCACCACCTTTATCATTGAAATATAATCGTTTAGTGCTATCTACAACAATATCATCGGCAAATTTGAAATGGTCTTCATCTTCCATCCAATACATAACACCATCGGATGTTTCACCATCAAATGTTAATGTAATGTCTGTTCCTGCCGTACCATCACCTATAGTTAATGATGTTCCAAGTAGTTTAGTTACTGGGCCACCTTCAGCAGCAGTTCCATCATGACTATGACCCGTAGCAGCAACAAATGACGCTAATAACTGGTCAAATTCATCATTAAAATGTGATGCCTCAATAACCGCACCATCTGTAATGGTACTCTGTCTGGTATATGTCGCTCCCATTATCGTCTTCCTCCGTTAACATATTCTAATTCAAATCCCCGTAAGGATAATGATTTTTTTGTACTTTTATCATCTAATTTAAATGCCACTACAAATCCTGAACCCTCTACTGATACCCGTTCTAAAGGAAATCCCGTTGAACCATAAGCTGATGTTCCATATGTGCCACTTCCATAAAATGCCGCAACAGTTGCGGAAGAAAATGCGTAAGAATCTGGTTGAGGTGTATCTGTATCATCATAATTATATCTTAATCTAAATGTTTGATTTGTTGTATCCATTGCTTCATTAACTTTATAGTTTACTAAAACTCGTTGCATACTTTTTCGTATTCCCGGGTCTCCGAGAGACATATCAGGAGAACGATAAAATCCAGTTATGGTATAAGTTGTCCCTGCTCGTGTATATGAACCTCCATCTTCTTGTTTATATACATATCCATCATATCCACCATGTATTGTCGTTTCTGTATTACTTATAAAGAATGAATCACAGCAAGTTGGTTTTAATCCTTTTATATCAGCATATTCAAATCCTAATGTTCCTGTTTCTGGATTTACTTTTAACACTGCTATAATCCCTTTGGCATTTCCTTCTGTTTCTGCAGTTACTGGATAAAATATTCTATATTGTGATTTATTTCTTATAATTGTTGATGAAATATTATCTGTTCCAATATCTCCAATTCTATCTTGAATTTGCTTTGATACTGTTCCCAGTTCTACATCACCAATTCTTTCTGTACCTGCAATTGTTCTAAGTCCGTCAGGTGCTAGATAAATTAAGTCACCACCAAGCTCCTGAACAGATGCCCCCGATACGCATCCAATCTTACGTGTCACTGGAACAACTGCAAAATCAGAACTTGTATCACCTGTTATTTTATAAATCCTGTCTTCACCAAATACAAATAATGCTTCACGGAAAACTTTCAGTCCGACAATAGTTGTATCAACCTTAACTGTTCCACCACCTGTATCAAAATCATCTTCTGTAAAAGGGCCTGAAAATTGCACAGTTGATATGGCATCAGACATTCCTGCATAGAACATATGATTTTTGAATGATGCAACATACTTAGGAGCTGTTGGAGCAGTTCCTCCACCTGTTGCATTTATCACATCTTCTGTGTAGCTTGTATCCAATGTAAAAGCTGCTGTTGAACCTGTTGCTATCATTATTTTTTCCGTTCCATTATAATTAAAACGTTCAAAATCATAACGATAGGTTGAACCTTTGCTTGTTGCTCGTGAAGTCCATGAACTGCTTGTAGTTGCAGAAGATACGGTTCCACCACGTGCAGCTAAAACAACATCATTAAATATTGCTGCCATATCTACAGTTTCAGTTGATGTGGATACTTGCGGAACAATATTTGAATTATAAGCTGTTGTTCCTAATACTTTTTTATACCCACCTGCAATATCAGGTTCAAAGTTAGTTAACTGTAATGCTTCTCCGGGTTTCATGGAGAAAATATCCTTATTTAATACTAATCCTCCAAAACAACTTACAACTGTTGGGGCTATTTGTGAAGTATTTGGCATTATGCACTAACTCTTAAATTTACTCGTTCATCACGCATATATTCCGGTTTTGAAACTAAATCTCTTTGTAATCGTTTTAATCCCTCTTCAAATTCCCTATTCGCAATCATTGCATGTTCAGGGTCGGAACGAAGATTATATGAATAATAACTTGCTCGTGATACAATTAAATCAGCATATCTGTCATCTAAATCAGGTGAATCTCCATATGCTGACAGTTCCGTATGTTCCTTCCAATATTCAAAATAAATTCTATAATCACTTCTATCCGGTATAGGAGTTATTCCTAACTTACCACTTTGTGTTTTATATACATATTCCGGTTCCCCATAAGCAGTACTTAAATTTGTTAAATCCCTTTCTGAAAATCGTCTCACCCAATCATCATAGGATATGACAGGTAGTCTTTTTGGATTAAGATTTTGTGATATCCGTATATAATCCACATCCAGATTATTTTCATCACTATTAATTATCGTTACATAAGTAGTTGAAACAGTTGCATCAAAAGTTGTATCCAGTACTTTACTTTCGCCATAATTTGATACAGTTAAGGTCGTGCTTAAATTTGTTGTATCATGTGCGGAAGTGCCAATTTTTATTGCCAAGCTTGAACCACCGGATGAAGAATCAAAAACTCGTACTTGAACACGATATGTTTTATTTTTTACAGTAGAAAAAGATTGAGATAAGGCGGCATCATTTAATCGTGCCCGTCCATTACCACCTGAATTATAGGCGGGCGTTCCACCTCCTACGGCACCTGTTGTTGCATTTGTCCAACTTGTTATGGCAGAGGTAAATTCACCATTTGTTATCAGTTCATTTGGTTTTAAATAAATTGTATCCCAATCTATTTTACGCCATTGCAAATCTCCGGATACTGGTGAATCTGCTGTTGGCAAGGAATATTCCCGTTGTCCCGCATTTGTCACATGGTATGTTTCCTTGTGAAGACTTGGAAGCTCTTCCAGTTCATTATAGACATCATGCAGTCCACGATTAACAAAATTTTTAACTGCCGTTTGAATTCCACGACTGCTGCTAAAATTAGCGGAAGTCATTTCAACTTCATTCAGTGCATTTAAAACCCTATTTGATAATACTAAATACGTTGCCATTTATGCCCCTAATTGTTGTCCTCCTAAACTTATACCTTTTTGTTTTTCTTCTTTATATTTTTTCATATGTGGGGCGTTTATAGCCCCACTTTTTTTAATTTATTTTAATTTGTTTTGGTTGCTTTTCTTTTGGTAAATCTTGCACCAATAGTATATTAAGCATCCCATCTTTTAGTTTAGCATCCTTTACATTCATATATTCAGATAATTTAAATGATTGTTTAAATGTTCTTTCCGCTATACCTTTATAAAGATATTCTTTATCCGTTGAAGAATTTTCTCCTTCAATTGCCAGAGTACTTTCCTTTTGTGTTACAGAAATATCCTTTTCAGAAAATCCTGCTACGGCAAAAGTCAGTTTATACTCACAGTCACCTGCCTTTTCAATATTATAGGGTGGGTAACTACTTGGGCGAAAGTCAGCTATATCATTAAATAAGCTGTCAAACCCCACCGTCATTGCCCGAAACGGGCTTAAGTCTAGTCTTGTCATTGTTTGCCTCCTTTTTAAGCAAGGTTAATAATGTATCCAATTTACTTTCTATACTGGATACTCGTTTCTCTAGGTCAATATTATTTGCACCCATAGAAACAATCTTTTGTCCGGAAACACCTTTTTGTGCTTTCCGTAAATCATATACTGCCATAAAGCCTCGTATTAAAAGGGGGCACAAGGCCCCCTAAGTTATATTAATTATTGAGCAGTGTCGTGTTGGGCATCAGACTGTCTGTCTGATTCATCCACGCCTGCAACATCACAAAGTAAAGCCCAGACACGGAGTTTACCCGCAGCGGAAGCCGCACTTAATACAAGTATATCAAGCGTATCAGCAGATGCTGCTACGTGCCTTGCGGTAGCTGTTAATGTTGAATAACCCGTTGCATTAGTATCTCCATCAGTGTAAATATCAACATCTCCACCTGTAATGCCTAAGTCCATAGTTACAGAACTTGTTAATGCTGTTAGCACTTCAATTCCTGCTTCCAGAACCAAGGTTTCAGCAGGTAAATCAATAACACGTAGTACATCATTTTGTGCTGCACCACTGTCGCCATTGATAGCTGAAATGTCAATTGTATTTTCCACCAAATAAGGAATCCTTATTCCGGGGTTATATCTGCCGGGACGATTAGTTCCACCCGGCCCAGTTACATCATACGTTGCCATAGTTCTATCCTCCCTTAGTCAATTAATACGTGTCGAACCATAAGTCCTGCCGAACGCAGTACTTTTCTTCCAAACACGTGTAAACCTCTCACTACGTCTGCAAAAGAATCTGGGTCTCTAATGACTTCTGTTTTTGCAATTGCGTTAGCAGTTGCAGTAGAACTCATGTGTCCCCACAAAATTTTGTAATAGTCAGATGTTGATGAAGCCGCAAAGTTATTACTCATATAACATTTGAAGCCTTGAATTTTTCCATCTGTGACTCTGCCATTTCTTAATTCAGATTTAGCATCACCAGTAACAGATGCATCCATAAGTTTCGCTGAAGCTTGAGCAAGCTGCTCATACCATTCAGGTGAACCTAGGAACCATCTATTTTCAGTTGGAACGTCACCACCATGTAGTCTCTTAGAACAGTTAGCCATAACATTTAAAGGGTCGGTTTCATTTGAACCGAATCCAATGTCATATGGGCTAGTTGTACCACCATCAGTATTGACGGTTGTACCTGCACCAGAAACCATAGCTGCAATGACGTTTGCGTCATAAGAATCTTTTAGAGCATATGCTCCAGAAGATGTAGCCAAAGACTCCCAGTTCACATGAGATTGTCTTTCTTCAATATCGTCAACTTTAAAAGCAAACGCATTAGCTTGGTCTACTACGAGTTGAAGTTGGTCATCCGCTAAATTTTGAATAGCGATATGTCCACCTCTAACGTAAGAGTTTACACTTATGCTTGGCTCTTTAATAATGTTGACAGTATCTCCGAAATTTTCAATCTCACCTGCATAGTCAGTATTAGTAATATCTTCTACGACTGATGCAGTTCTAAAGAACTTTTGGACTTTCTGGCTGTATATTACCGGTAACCAATTACCCGAAGGTAAGTTAGTATAACCGGCACCTTTTGCTACTGCCATAGTATAGTCCTCCTATAGACTGTTAAGATTAACTACGAATTCTACCCTCTTTTCTAGCTAAATCAATTTCCTTTTCCATTTTTACAAATTGTTGAGGTTTTAACTTTGCTATTTCATGGACACTCCAAATCTTTTTTTCTCCGGCTTCAATATCTCTTTTAGAAGTAGAAGTGACTGATTTTGATGCTTCCTTTTTACTAACTGATGCCTTTTTAGTTATGCCAGTATCCATTTTATATAAATCAATGGCACGGGCTGCTAAATTGGCATTAAAAGTATTATCGTATAACCACCCTTGAATAGTAGGGTCTTGCTGTGCTACCCATTCATGAAATTTTTCATCTGCTCTAATATCAGAAAAATCAGAATGAAGTTTTGATAACTCCACTTCCGCTCTATCTTTAGCGACATTAGCTTGAGCAGTTTCCAAATCTTTCATTTTGGTTTGCACTTGCTTGGATTTTTCATCCGCCCGTGTAGAAGCTATAGTTGATATAACATCATACACATCTGGATATTTTGTTCTCCAAGCTTCAATCTCCTCTTTACTCTTAGGTAATTTAAAGCTTTCAGCCTTTTCCTCTAATTGAGTTCTAAGCGTTGAAACTTCATTTTTGTGTTTACCAAGTGTAGAATCGTAATGGCGTTTAAGGTCATCATAACGTTTCTTAAACACCTTCTCTTCAGCATTTACAGGGCGTTCTTCGGGAGTGGCTGCATTTTCTGTAGCAGTGTCCTCTGAAGCGGTAGCTGTATCGTCTGTTTCCTTTTCCGCTTTACGCTTATAAGGAATAGGCTCGAGAAGAGCCTCGGTTTGAGATTCCTCTTGAATCTCTTCTTTTTTTTCTTCCATTTTATTCTCCTTGTGGGGGGCTGTTGGAAAAAACAGGTGGCCCTAGAGTCGCATAGGGGCTATGACTAAGCTGTCATAGGTGGCCTGTTCATTTGTTCACCCATTGGACTTCCAACGGGCGGTGCTCCTAAACCTTCAGGTGAAGGTGGTGGAGCTTCTGCTGCCATTGGCGGAGCAGAAACTGGTTGTTCTGTAGCAGGAGGGGCAGCATTTGCTGTCATGTCCTGTACGAATTGCTGCATGGATTCTTCAGGCGTATTGCCTGGATATCTACTCATAATTATTGAAACTGGTATGACCACTACGGGTTCTTTTGGGCCTCTGTCAGCTACAGCACTGACATCAACACCATTTTCTTGTAATGCTCTTTTTACATCATCAGTAAGATGCATATCTAATACTGTATCATCTGTTTTCATAGGTGCTTCTGCACCCATTGGTTGTCCCATAGGAGGTTGGCCTCCCATAGGAACGTTTGGATTCTCCATTAACGCCATATTTTCCTCCTATTGGTTATCTTTGGTGTCCTGTTGGTCTTGTTTGTCTAGTTATTTGGCTTGATGATTCTTTTTTTGTTTCTCTACGTTTATCTCTTTGTTCTTGCCTGTCTTGTGCTG